GAAAGGTATTCAATATTCCTCTGTTTATGAAAGAGCTGTTCTTTATTGTCGTATTATTCCTTCTGAATATGGAATAGAAGCTCCTCGTAAGAATTCTCCTCAAATCTGGAAGTTTATTTTTGTTAATGGAGAGCATTTATTGTATGCTTCACGTGTTTATACGGCTTTTGATCTTCTACCAATTATGATTGGGCAGCCTTTAGAAGATGGCTTTAATATTCAAACACAATCTATTGCAGAAAATCAACTTCCTATGCAAGCTGTAGCTTCTACTCTTTTTAATATTCGTCTTGCATCAGCTCGTCGTGCTGTTTCTGATCGTGCTTTATTTAATCCTCTTTTAATTAATGAAAGTGATGTCAATTCTCCTGTCCCAGCAGCAAAGATTCCTGTGCGTTTATCAGGCTTAAATGATCAGAATCTTGAAAGTGCTTATAAACAAATTCCTTTTGATGATTCTGGTACTCAAAGTGTAATAGGTGATGTAAGAAATGTGCTAGAATTCTCAGATATGATGTCTGGAATGAATAAACCTTCTCGCGGACAATTTCAAAAGGGAAACAAATCTGTACAAGAATGGCAAGATACTATGGGAGGTGCTGATGATCGTAAACGCCTACCTGCTTTATGTATTGAATCACAAATTATGGTTCCATTAAAAGAGAATATTAAACTTAATATCTATCAACATAAAGCTATTGGTATCTATCAATCTTCAAAGACTGGAGAAACTTACGATGTTGATGTTCAAAAATTAGAAGCTGTGCGTAAAAAAGTTATGTCTTTCCGTCTAGCAGATGGATATACACCTAAATCTAAATTAGCTTCAACAGACTTTATTGCACAACTTCTACAAACACTTTCACAAAGTCAACCTCTTGCAGCCTCATGGGGTGCTGCATTACCTCGTATGTTTGCTCATCTTGCTCAATTAGGAGGTGTAAGAGATCTTGGGCAATATCTTCCAAAACAAGTAACACAAGGAGCATCAAGTGGAGCAGCTCTCCCAGCCGCCACTACTGGTACAGCTGGATAAATTAACTCCAGCATTTACAGAGGAAGAAGCAAAGAATTTAAAACAAATCTTAGCTAATCCTCTTGTTAAAAGATTTTTTCTTGCTCAATTTAATACAGCAGTAGCAGACTTCTTGGTTAATGAAGCAGATACTGATGAACAAAAACAAAAACTTACTTCTCGTTTTTTAAAGATGAAGGGAGTGCAGTATGTATGTACCTTCATCTTAAATAATTTTCAAGAGGAAAAAGCGAAATGAGGAGAGCATTAGAAATACCGTTCCGTAAGAAACAATACGGACATGCTAATTTTAGTGGACTAATGAGCATGTTTCAGAAACCTAAAAAACCGGCTGCTACTACTGTAGATCCTGCACTTGAACCTAAAGTAGATGCTACTGGTAAGCCTCTTCCAAATCAAAATATTGATCCAGCTACAGGTAAACTACGTAAAGCTAATACTGATCCAAATGCTCCAGAGAATATCATTGATCCTAACAAATCAAAAAATCCACTTGACGTTTTCGATGGTCTGTGGGATAATACTAACAAGAGTGGAACAGTAGATGCTCCCTCCTTTTCATTAGACCCAGAAGCACTGAAGACTGTAGCAGGTAAGTTGTCTTTTGCCCCACAGCTCACAGCAGAGCAACTTGAGAAATTCAAGACTGGGGATCCAGAGACTATTGCTGCTCTCCTCAACGAAACGGGTCGTCAAGCTTACACCTCACTTATGCAGCACATACCTGCCTTAACAGACAAGTATGTAACTGCTAGACTACAACACGACCGCGCTGGGCTAGGTCGATCAGTTCGTACTGAACTGACTGTAAATAGCCTGGAAAAACTGGCTAGTAAGAATCCTGTACTGAAACAGCAGCTGGATAGGGTCGTAGCAGGCCTGTATGAAAAATATCCAGATGCGACTCCAGATTGGGTCGCTGAGCAATCCACTAAGTATTTTGTGGATATAGCAAAGCAGCTCTCTCCAGACTCTTTCAAGCCCACGGCAGCAGAAGCCGCGGTAACTCCGAAAGAAGGAGAAGTACCGGAAGATTTCTGGGCAAACTTTGTAACTAGTCAGCCTTCTAAGACTACGCCCTAACGCCTTCCTCTCACAAGGAGACGTTTGATGTTTGCAACAGGAGTGTTCAATACTACCGTCAATCCGACGGAGCTGAACACAAGAAGCTTTGCTGGTACTATGCTACGTCTATTTCCTAATGGATCTTTCCCACTCTGGGGACTTCTGTCTCAGCAACCACGCTCAACTGCTAAGTCTTCTACGCATGGGTACTTTTCTAAGACCTTCATGTTTGGCTATGTACAAGCTAATGGAGGCGAAACAAACGTTGAAGTAGCTATTACTGTTGATTCTACTGTGGGTATGCTTCCTTCAATGATTCTTTACAATCCTGCTACTCGTGAGAATATGCGTATTACTACAGTAGATTCTGCTACTCAAGTTACTGTTGTGCGTGAATTTGGTCGTGTTGCTGCAGCTGCTATTGCAGATGATCAGAAACTACTTGTAATTGGTTCAGCCTTTGCAGAAGGTTCTGCTCGTCCAGATGCTCGCAATATGACTATCGTCCATATTCCAAACTTTACACAAATCTTCCGTAATGCTTGGGCAGTTACTGATACTGCTCGTGCTTCTCTTGTAGAGGCTGGCTTCGGTAACGTACAAGAAAACCGTCGTGACTGTTCTATGCTTCACTCTGTTGAAGCAGAATCTGCTATTTTCTTCGGTCAAGCAGAAATGAATACTGCTGGTGCTCAGCCAATCCACACAACCCAGGGTATTTATGATGCTACAGACCAGTATGCACCAGCAAATACAAATACTGCTGCCGCTACTACAACGTTTGATCAGCTTGTAGCTCTTGTGGAACCTGCTTTCCAATATTCAACGGATATGGGCAATGCTAAACAGCGCGTAGCTTTCGTTGGTTCTACTGCTCTTAAGGTACTTAACGATATTGGCAGAATGTCCGGCCAAGTTACTCTTTCTCAAGAAGAAACTTCCTTTGGAATGCAATTTACAAGCTTCAAGTTCTACAAAGGCCGTATCAATCTGATTGAGCATCCACTTTTCAATGGTCTCCCAGAACTTTCTAAGCTCATGGTGGTTGTTGATCTTGCTGCTTTGAAGTTAGCTTTCATGAATGGACGTGATACTAAACCAGAAGAATACGGCGGAGACGGAAAGAATAATGCTAATGGCGTTGATGCCGTAGGTGGTTCTCTTACTTCTGAATTCGCTGTTGAGCTTGTCAATCCTTATGCCTGCTGCATCGTAGAAGGACTTACTGCGGCAGCTGCATAATCTATGAGCATCGCTGACAAGCTCGCGGCAGTAAAAAATGCCGCAATGGCCGCAGGAGGATCATTACCAAAACCTCCTGCGGCTGGTGCTTCAACAATAAATACTGGTATGGCTAATTCTTTACAAGGAGCCACAGCAAAAACATTGCTTCCTAAGACTCCATCTAAGACCTCTGTTTTGAGACCAGAAGATATGATTCCTAAGAGAACATCTGAAGATCAAGTGCTTTTCCATTCTTCAAAAGCAACTTTCAATACTGTGTATGCTAAACAAGGAGAAGAAACTCGTCGTATTCATTTCGTAAATCAATACTACCTTACTAATGATGCAAAGGTAATTGAATTCTTACGTGCTAATGCTAAACATTTTGTATTAGACGAAGTTTCTCCGAAAGTTTCTACAGAAATTAAAAAGTAACTAAGTCTAGGCGCATATGAACCTAGGCGAAATGAGAGAATGGGTGCTTAGGACTATTGGGCGCCCAGAAAGACTACAACAAGCTCTAGATTCAATTAATTCTGCTATTGAGTATGTAACAGCAAAAGGAGATTTTGCATCTGATTTAATAGAAAACAGCTGCAATCTTTCTTCGTCTGTATATATACATGCGATTGACATAACAACCACAATGCCACGCTTTCGTAAGATTAAGTATTTACGTCCTGATGGTTATTCTGTTTACTTAAAATGGAAAGATTCTTCTCGTGTCTTTGTTGAGAAAGCTCCTGGAGTAGGAACTGAACTTATTGATGTTTGGTATAGAGCAGGAAATCAACTTCTAATTAAGTTGTCTGTTCTTCAATCTATTCTTCATTTTGGATACTATATTTTTCCGGAAAGGCTTGTTGATACTGCAGATGAATATTGGATGTTGGATCAAATGCCAACAGTTATTCATGCTTTTGCTGTTGCACTTGAATATGAATCAATTGGAAATGAATCTGAAGCGTCACGTTATGATAAAAAGGCTGAACGATTCTTATTTGTGCATAAGAGCGATAAGCAAGACGCTGTGAGTCATTCTTGAGAAAATATGAATCCATATAGAGGCATTAATCCTATTGGGAAGAAAACTCTTACAAATGCTGAACTTGCAGCAATTCTTTTACCTTATCTTCTTATTTCTGATATTGATGATGTACCTGTGGATGGAGAATTTACTGCTCCTATCTCTTCAAACTGGGCATTTGATCACTTAGCAGCGGCTGATCCACATCCTCAGTATCTTACTGTTACAGAAGGAGATGCTCTCTTCTTGACTCCTGCTGAAGGTAATGCTCTCTATTCAGTTCTTGGACATATACATGATCATGGTACTCTAACTGGATTGGCTGATAATGATCATCCACAGTATTTACTTATTGCGAGTTATACTGCTGCTGATGTGCTGGCTAAGATTCTTACTGTTGATGGGTCTGGATCTTTATTGGATGCGGATTTGCTGGATGGCTTAAATAGTGCAAATTTTAGTAGAACTACTGTAGCAGGCCCAGGTAATAATTTTATCTCTTTAGATTCTAGAGCAACAGATTTTCTTCCACAAGATAGAAATGCAGGTTTATACGCAGATTTCAAAGAAAATACTACTGATGGCTTAGCAGATGGTGGATCATATCATGGTGTTTTAACTTTTAGAAAATACGGATCAGATGTTGATCTTACAGGTGGCCCAGTTGCTCAAATTGCATATACAGATGCTGGCAATCTACATATACGTTTATCTACAGGAGCAACAACTTGGGGGACTTGGATTAAATTCTGGAATTCAAATAATGGTGGTGCTGGAAGTGGTCTTGATGCTGATCTTCTAGATGGTCTTTCATCTACTGCTTTCTCTCTAGTAGGACATACACATCTTCTTATTTCTGGGGCAACAGATGTTACAATAACTGCAGCGAATCTCAACTCATTAGATGATGGTGTAAATTCTGCTTTACACTTTCACGATGTAGATCGTGCGCGAGCAAATCATACTGGGACTCAATTAGCGGCTACAATTTCAGATTTCTCTGAAGCTTCTCAAGATGTAATTGGGACTTTACTTGCAGATTCTGCCACAATTGATTTTGTATATGATGATGGTGGAAATACTCTTACTGCTAATGTAAAAGATGGAGCTGTTGATTTATCCAATATTATTGATGGTGTTACATCAGAAGTTGCTGTAAACAAAAGTAGAGTTTATGCTTCTCCTTTAGTAATCACTGCAACTGGTATACTTAAGATACCTAATACTTCGCAAGTAGCAATAGTGGGATAATATGCTACTCTTACAAGAAAGAGCTACACCAGCGACTCCAGCTGCTGGTTGGTCTATTATATATCCTAAAGCAGATGGACAATGGTACTTTAAAGATGATGCAGGCGTAGAACAGCCCCTTGCTGGTAACAATATTCCTCAAACTCTTATTGATGCTAAAGGAGACTTAATTGTTGGTACTGCCGCAGATACAGCTGGAAGATTAGCTGTAGGAGCAAATGGAACTGTTCTTACTGCTGATTCTGCAGAAGCTACAGGAACAAAATGGGCCAATGTTTCAAATGTATCTTATCCACTTTGGTATATTGCTGGTTTAACTTATTCAAATAACGTAACTGATGCTACTAATGATGTGGATATTGCGGCAGGAGTTGCTCGTAGTTCAGATGACACAGAAAACTTAATTCTTGCATCTGCTATTACTAAGCGTTTAGATGCTGCTTGGGCTGTCGGTACTAATGCTGGAGGATTAGATACTGGTGTAATTGGTAACTCTGATTACTATATCCATCTGATAAAAAGAATTGATACTGGTGTTGTTGATGTTCTATTTTCTCTCCAGAGTAGTGCTCCTACGCTTCCTGCTAATTACACAAAAAGTAGACGTATTGGGTGGTTTAGACGTCTTGCTGGAATAATTATTCTGTTCAAAATATATGAAATTTCAGGTGGCGGATATGAATTAACATGGATTACTAATATTAAAGATATTGACACAATTACTGCTACAGCAAATCGTACAGCTAGAGCTCTCTCTGTAATGCCATCATCTATTGCTGTATTTTCTCTTTATTGGAATTCTGGACAAGTAGGTGTTACTACTCATTATTGTTTACTAACAACTGCGGATCAGGGAGATGTTGCAGCTTCTGGTAATAATTCGTCAATTAGTTCTACAGCATCTAATACAGGTGCCACTACTACTATTATTGTTCCTGAAGTAAGTATGAAAACTAATTCTAGTAGCCAAGTATTTGACAGAGGAGATACTGCTGGAAGTATTAAATATTTTACTCGTGGATATGTAGATGCTAGACGTACCTAGGGATTAATTATGGAAACTCTTTTTCTTGATGTTGTTCAAGCTACCCCAGTATTTAGAGGTAATAGAATTGCTCTTTATTTTAAACCTGACGGAAATCTATACTATAAAACAGCTTACAATACAGAAGTTCAACTTGTTGCGGTTACACCAGCTTTTACTACTGCTGATGTTAAGCTTACATTAAAGACAGTTGCTGATGCTGGTTGGGTTATGTGTAATGATGGAACTATAGGTAATGCTATATCTGGAGCAACTTCTCGTGCTAATGCTGATACAGAAGATCTCTTTATCTATCTTTGGAATAATATAGATAATATGTATGCTGTTGTATCTGGAGGACGTGGACTTAGTGCTATTGCGGATTTTGATGCAAATAAAACAATAGCCTTAACTAAAATGCTTGGTCGTGCTATTGCAATTGCAGGTGCTGGATCTGGATTAACTAATAGAGCCTTAGGGCTAATTCTTGGGCAAGAAACTGTATCTCTTACTGAAGCCCAAAATGGAGTACATACTCATATACAGAATGCTCATACGCATACTCAAGATATACATGGGCATAATGTTGCGCAGGGTTCAGGAGTTGGTTCAACTGGGGCTCAAGATGCTAACTTTACTCATACTATAGCTACATCAGGTACTACAGCAACGAACCAAAATACTACAGCAACAAATCAGAATTCTGGTGCTGGTTCTCCTCATGAAAATATGCCTCCTGAAACATTCTTAAATGCGATGATTAAACTTTAGTAGTATATACAAGGAGAACGCGAAGTGAACAGGAAGTTGAAACTCCTAGCAGTAGCCGCAGCTCTTGCATTTGCAGGATCTGCGATTGCTCAACAAGCTGTTATTCAATCTGTAAATAATGTTTCTAACAGAGCAGATACTTATTCTGGTGCAGCCAAGAATTTCACACTTGCAGCCACTCCTTCAGATGCATGCATTCTAAATGGATCTGCAACTAGAACTGTATATGTAACCAAGGTTTCTATTTCAGGTCTTAAAACAACTGCTGGTTTATCTCAAGTTCTTCTATTTAAGCGTACTGCAGCTAATACTGGAGGTACTGCTGTAGCAACTACGGAAGTTGCAAATGATACAGCTTCTGCTGCTCCTACTGCTGCCATGCAGCACTATACTGCTAATCCTACTCCTGGTACAGGAACTCAAATCTACTCTAACTATGCATTGTTTCAAGCTCCTGCTGGAACTACTGATGGTGTCCTAAGAGAAATTAGATTTGGAGATGGTATGTCTCAATACAATGTGCTTCGCGGTGTTGCTCAGGGGCTTGCTGTTAATCTAGATGGTGCAACTCTTACTGGTGGAGTATTTAACTGCACATTTGAATGGATTGAAAGATAAATTATTCTCAATCTTACAAGAAATGGAAAATCATCAAGATAACAGAGGAGTTATAGATCCTACAGCTAATGTTTTATCTTTAGTAGAAGCTGCAAATAAAAGACAAGATGATTTAAGAATTGCTGAGGCTAGAAGGGTAGATGAACAAATGGAATTACGTGCTTATTATACAGAAAAACTTGCTGATGCAGAAGCTAAAAGATTGGATGCAATTCGTCTTGTTGATGTAGGAGCTGTATCTTTAGCTAATGAAAAAGCTGGAGCACAAGCAGCTGTTCTTGCTAAGCAGGTGTCTGAATCTGCTCTTGCTTTAAGTCTAACAGCAGGAGCTAAAGGTGTTTCTACCCCACTTCTTCTTTCAATTGCTGCTATCGCTGGTGGGCTTATTTCATTTGTTATTCAACGTATTCTCTTATAGAAGATATATGACAGCATTTGTGGAAAAAAGATCAACTAAATTTACTGAAAGACTTTCTATGTTCATGGCTATTTCATCTGCTTTTGGTGGATTTTATGTTCTTGTTGACCCAAAGTTTATAATTACTATTGCAGACCAATCTATTGAAATTGGAGGAAGTGGTTTCTCTCCTGATTTGAAAGGTGCTGTTGTCAGTTTGATTCTAATTGGTGGCTGGACAGCAATTAAAGAGTACTGGTTAGGAGCTAGTGCTTCAGGACAGAATCAAGCTGAATCTATGTCTCGTATTGCAGAATCTAATGTTGCTGAAACTAATGGGAAGAAATCCAGTTGACTCTAGGAGAAAAGCAGAGACTCTTTACTTATTTACTTGCTAAACTTGTAATCTGGGCTTATGAAAACGATTATGAACTATCTTATGGTGAAGCATTACGTACATTAGCTCAAGCTAAATTAAATGCTTCTACTGGAATTGGTATTGTAAATACTCTTCATGCAATTCGCTTAGCAGTAGATTTCAATCTTTTTAAGGATGCATCCTTAGAATCAGATGAAGATATCTATCAAAAGGATTCTGAAGCTTATCGTCCACTTGGTGAATACTGGAAATCCTTACATCCTCTTTGTCGCTGGGGTGGAGACTTCAAGAGCAAAGATGGTAATCACTTCTCAATGGAGCATGAAGGAGTCAGATGAAGAAGATTTTAGTAGGTGCAGTAATTGCTTTGATGCTTGGCTGTGCTACAGCAGAAAAACCTGCTCAAGTTGTATTTGCTGCAACGTCTGCTTATGATGCAGCTCTTACTGCGGCTTTGACATACAAGAGACTTCCTGACTGTGCTACAACTACATCAAAGCTTTGTTCTGATAAAGATGTTCTTGTAACGATTTTGAAAGCTGATAATGCTGCATTTGATGCTCTTACTTCAGCTCAGAAAGTTGTTCGTAATACTACATCTAGCCAATCCGCCCTCCAAACTGCAGCTAACTGGGCTAAAGAAGCAATTGCTGCTTTCTCTAGTGTTATCACTGCTCTTAGTAAGGAAACTACTAAGTGAACTCAACTACTCTTGCTTATCTGTTACAACTTGTTGCAGCTCTTCCTTCTCTTATTCAAGGTGGAATTGATACCTATGAACTAGTGCAGAATGGAGTATCTAAAGTTAAACTAATGGTAGCAGAAAATCGTAATCCTACAGATGAAGAGTGGGAAGAACTTAACACTTCTATTGCATCTAAGCGAGCAGAATTGCACTCGGCTTAATTCTAGCTTATGCCTCTAGAAGATGAAGTTTATATTTTTGGGACTACAAAAGGTGATGCTATTCCATTCAATATTGCACGTCCAAAAGGATGTATTATTCACAATTTTACAGATGTTGTTTCTGGTCCTTTTGTGCTTCCAGATATTAGTCTTCCTTATGTACTTCTAGCAGATGTAGATTGTCTTGTAGGCTTTAATGTGATCCCAGATAGAAATTCAGTTATACATCAACCTAGTGTTGTATTTGTCCCTGCAGGCAAAGAAGTTGCTGTTGCTCCTTTGAATGATTCTATTAAAGTTCAAGCATTAAGAGCTGGTGAATCAGGTAAACTCATTGTTCAATCCTTTGAACTATATAAAGCTATTGGAAGAGAAGTTCTTCAGGAGCAAACGGGCTAATTATGGCACAAGTGACAAAGAAGATTGAACTTTCACGTTCTTACTTACCTATTGATCCTAATACACTTCCTGAAACAATGCATGATACTGGTGGAGAGGATCGTCCTGAAGATCGTATTCCAGTTATTCCATTTGAAGGCTGGAACTTTATGCCTACTGCTTACGGATGGAGGAGTTACTTTGGTATCAATGCTAATCTTGGAATAGATGCTCTTGAATTACCAGCGCATTGTCGTGAATTATTTACTTTTCAAAAGCCTGATCTTACTAACTTTTTAGTTGCTTTATGTGATACAGGTATTTGGACTAAAGCAGGAGAATCTGCAGGAGCTTGGGTTCATGAGATTACTTTAGTTGATCCTAATGATGGGACATTGCTAGAATGGTCTTATGCAATTCTAGAAAATGCTTTGTATGTGTATCGTCAAGGTGAAGCAAATGCTTATAAATGTGTTTCTCCAGGATTTGCTTTCTCTGTTCATACTCCTAATACATTAAACATGGCTGGGCAACTTGGTATTTTCAAAGCTGGTGGAAGATTAGGATTCTGGGATTCTGCTGATTCTGTAGCTTACTCTTCCTTTACTAATTTTGTAGACTTTGTACCCTCTGTTTCTACTCTTGCAAACATTACTACTATTAAAGAAAAGATTGGAAAGATTATTAATATTGTACAGCATGGTGATGGTTTTATTGTTTATGCTACAAAATCAATCATTGGAGTACAGAAAGATCTTTCTAATACTTTTCTATGGAGAGCTAAATCAATCTCAAATGTAGCAGGAATTGCTTATAGAAGACAGGTTACTATTAGTTCTCCTGATACAGAGCACTATGCGTGGACTTCTATTGGTCTTATGAGAATTAGAAACTTTGAGGCGGAGATAGTTGTTCCTGAATTATACGATTTTCTTAAGGAGACACAAGATCCAATTTATCTAAAAATCTTGGAAGGAAGATATTTAGCTGTACAACTTGCTAATGAAAAGTATGTAAATGGTATTTTAAGTTTCTATACTGAAACAGTAGCAGGAGAAACTATTACACTTGCTGAAGCTTATACAATATGGGGAGCTATTCCAGATATAGAGCTTGTAACTTCATTAGATGATGCAGACGCTAGAATTCTTTACTCTGCTTTTAATATGCAGCCTGCTCAAATGGCTGTAGAATCTGAATCTGGTGGATGTGGTGGAATAGGTTTATGTGTTGATACTGATTATCCTGTTTATCAAGATAAGTTTATCTCACCAGTAAGTCCAATTTTACAGCTACTTGAAATTCTAAAAGCTGGAACTCAAGCAACTTTTGATACTGCTCCATTCGCGTTGAATGATAGAACAAGAAATCTTGGTAGTTTAGCACAACCTATTGGTACTCTTATAACGAAGAAAGCTACAGTAATTCAAGTAAATAAGGATTATCTTGGTGATCTTGTAATTACATCAGATAATGAGAAAAACTTCTACGATAAGAGTACTGCTTTATGGCATAAATATAATGCACATTTACTTGGATATGTTGCTAAATTAAAGAATAATCTTACTGAATTAAATCCTAAACTTCTTACAACTGGAGTAGATACACAAGCATCTATCTTTTTATTCTCAAATGAAACTCCTGTATATCCAGTAGGACTTGGGGACTTTGCCGGTTCTATTAAAGGTGCAGTAGAAATTTATCCTTCTGTAGCAACACCAATTACACTTGCTGCTGGATCTATTGATGAATATGCTGGAATACTTCCTTATGCTTATGAACTTGAGTATGGTAAAATAGGTTATACGTATTATACAATTGCTAAACCTAGTCGTGAAATGATATATACTGGTGTATTACAAAGGAACACATCAAAACTTAAAGGTCTATTTCAATTTAATGTTGTTTCTCGTACTGGATCTGGTACTAATGTTCCAGTTGGTATTTCTCATACATCTTCTGATTTTGGGATTCTTATAAGTGAATTTAATGATATACTTACAGCTGCTGGACTCAGCTTTGTTAGTATTGCGACTCTTACTGGGGCTATTGAAGCTTACTTTATACAAAATAGAGCTGTTGCGCATCAAACAGGATTTGCTGGTCTTACAGCAAAGAATGAAAGTGGTGCTGCTTGGGCTCCTGCTACAGAAGGAGTAGTTGCTACTTATAATGTACAATTAATTAGTAATCCGTTTACTGTTGGGACAATAACATTTAATGTACAAGCTTCTGGATTAGAAGCAAAGGATACAATGACTACTATTTTCTCTGATAATGTAGCTGTAGATACTTATTGTGCAAGAGTACAGCATATCTCATACTCACATCCAACTTCATTTATTCGATACAATATTGTTGGAGAAGCTATTGTATCTCCAAATTCTCCCCCAGCTTATAGTGAAGCAGTTGTTTTAGCAGATTCTCTCTGTGGACAAGGTCATGAAAGTAGACCTCGTCCTACTCTGTTTAATATGGCTATATCTTCTCCTGCATCACTTATACCTAGGATTGATGTTATTATTAATGAATTAAGATTTATGATTCAACAAGGACAAGAAGTTAACTTTACATTCCCAGGAACTTCTTTCTTAATGCAAGCTGGATCTCCTGCACCTTATGAAGTTTTGTGGAAAGGCGCTTATGTCTACGATACACAATTAAAACGTTGGGGTAAACTAAAGCAAGATTTTTATCAGCTGCTTGATTTCTCTCCTCTTAACTCTACTGCATTAAAAACTATTCCATTTACACAATTTGGTTTACAAGCAGCTTTACTTGATGTATTAGGCAATGTGAGACTTTTTGATTCTAAGCCAATAGAATCTTATTTGAAATTTGGTAAATACGGAAATCATAGACATGGTTTTACTCAACTAGAATCTATACGAGCTGATTTTAGACAACCTTGCTCTGGTAGATTAGAAGTAGAACCATCTTTTGATGGTCGTACTATTGATTCTACTAATGTAAGAACATACGATTATGTTGATGCTGTACAAATTATTCAAGGTCATGGATTGTCTGCTCGTTGGCATAATATAGCTTTCAAAGGACACTTTGATCTTTCCTTTTTAGCATTAACTTCGTGGTCATCGTCCCGGAGGTAATCAAAGAATGGTAGCATCCAATACAGCTTGGGACTTAACTGGAAGACAGGCTGGAACACAGCAATATCTTCCTACAGGTCAAAAGACTGGCACATCTGAATCTACTGGAGGTGGTAATACTTCTGTTACTGAAACAGCTACACAATTTCAAACTGTAAATAAGCAGAATACGCCAGATTTTGCTCTTAACAATTTAGAGGATCTAATCAATCAATTAATGGATAGACCTAATTTATCAGATCAAGAAGCAAATGCTAAGTTTCCTCTTCCAGAACGTGTTTTTGATAAACGAGGAGGATGGGGATTTAGACTTCCTAATGGAACTGTAATATTTGGACCAACTGCAAATGCTGTAGCTAAAGATTGGGAAGCTAGACAACTTGCTTCAAGGGAAAAAGCACAAAGAGAATCTGGCATGACTGCTGGTGGTACTCTTGCATCTAAAGAATCTAGTGCTCAAAGAAGTTCTGAAATTCAACGTAATAGAGAACAGCAAGGTAAATATTCTAAAGAAGCAGCTTTTGCAGATGCTGCTGCCCTTTCAGGAAAATTCTCTCGTCAGCTTCTTGAACAAGTAATGCCACAAATTTCCAAAGCAATAGAAGCATCTGGGACTTCTGGAGGTGCTGTTGGTGGACTCTTGGCACAAGATGCAGCAGCAAGAGTTGCAGAAGCTCAAGCTTCTCTTGGATTACAAGCATCTACACAATACGGACAAATTAGCAATCAACTTGCTGCTATTCTTGCAGACTTGGCTAAATCTCAAGATCCTGCTATGCAAGCTTTACTCCAAGCTCTTGGACTTGCTAAAGGTACTATTGAACTTGGCTCTGCATCTTCTACTGGTACTTCAACTAAAACAGGTACTAGCACAGAGCAAAAGACTGTGGATACATCAGAAGCACAAACTGGAAATCCTCTTCTACAGCAACTTATGGCCGGTTTACGTACTGGCGTTGATGTTTCTGTACCTAATGTTGCTGCACCTAGTTCTCCGACTCCTACAATCGCAAATACTAATTTAGATCTTGAAAAAATTCTTGGTCAAAGACAACAATACGGTGCAGGATATGCATTCTAATGACAGATAAATTAAATTTGGATGAAGCTCTTGCTGATATTATTGCTTCTACACCATCAAGTAATCAATCTTTTATTCAGATTGCAAATACTTCTGAAGGTGGACAAACTCCTGATCGTATGCAAAGTATGCTACAAATCTTTCAATCTGCTTTCCCAGATATGGACTTTACTATTGCAGATAATGCTGAAGGACAAAAGAGTGTAAAAGGTAGACAGAAACAACAACCTGCTGGAGTATCTAATGCTGTTCCAGATGGGTTTAGTCCACAACGGAATGCTGCTGGTATCCAAGATTTACAGTCTGCACTTGAAAAAGCTGCTACAGATGAAGATAAACTACAAATTGCAGTAAAGCTTAATGCAGCTGTCCAGACACAGAAAGCTTTTAACTTCACTAAATACAAGCAACAAGCTGAAGCTGAATTCGGTGTTCCTGATCTTATTCAAGCGACTAATAGAATTCAGCAATCAGAACTTGCTTCTCCATTTAATCCTGGTACTGGTATGCCTTCTGCTCAACGCTTGCAGATTCTTGAGGTTCTTGGAATAGCTCGTGTGCGCGCCTCTAATAGAGTGAATGAATTGGCTCAGAATGATATCACTCTTGCAGGGGCTGAAAATCTTGCTAAGTCTGTTATTGTTGGATTGGAGAAAGGCTTGGCTGTAGCTGGTAAACAAGGATTACTAGAAGATAAAGAAGCTAGAAGACTTACTAAAGAAACAGCTATTGGTGCAATGGATCCTAATTTTATTCAGAATGTAAGTATTTTACGTAATGCTACAGCAGATCCAACAGATTCTCAACGTAGAGCTATTGCAGAAGGTATTTATGATAATAAGATTAAACTGACTGAGATTGAGAGACTTCTTGCTACTGCAACACCAGATTCAATTAAAGGTTTCTATCTTACAGCTAAAGAACCAAAGCATAAAGAACAAGCTTTACAGTTACTAGAAGCAAAAGAAATTGCTTTAATTGGTGATGAGAAACAAGCTAAGCGTAATATGACATTATTTAAACAAGCATATACTCATGATGTTGCTGATTTAGCTACTACTGGAGATGCCCAACTTTCTACTCGTGTAAAGCAAAAGAATGCTGAGAATATTGCTAGATATCCAGATAAGAAAGAGCGTGATATTGTGAATGCTCAAGATCGTGTTGCTTTTCAGAATGAGTATCTAAATAGGATTGTTAATAATGCTTTTAGTAATGATGTCTCTGGTTGGCAAGGAGTTATTCAAAGTGATGATACTGCTAAATCTGTGTTAAAACAAATGAGAGCTTATAATCCTAAGGAATTAAATATGAGAAAATTCATTATTGAATACTTAAACTACAATGATGGTAAAAGTCTTGGAGATAAGTCTAAGGCGATACAAGCAATCTCTGCTTCTGCACTTTCAGCCTTTCCGCAATCTGTTGTTCTACCTTTACCTTCTGAAGAATCTATACAAATGCAGACTCAACGTATGATTGCTTCTGCATATGTTGGTGCTCAATTTAGATTTGCTACTTCTCCATTTATGACTGATAATCCATTTAGACAGTAATATGATAACTCAAGATTTTGTAGATAAATTTAGTGCTCAAAAGTTAGGTAATGAAAGTGCTTTAGGTTTTGTATCTCAATCAGATGATTTTGTAGCTTCTACTGTTGTAGATATTGGAACAAGTCTGTGGAATTCTATTATTGCTGTACCTAAACTTTTGGGTATAAACACAGATGAATATCGTGTAGATACTTATGATGTACTAAAAAGCGTGAATGAGGATTGGGCTAATTATTATGCTGAATCTAAGGATGCTGTTGAAATGGCTTCTTTCATTGGTGGATTACTACTACCTGCTGGTGCTGCAATGAAAGGTATGAAGATTCTTCAAGCTGGCAAACTAGGCTTCTATCCAACCTTTCTAAATGAAGGAACACAAGCTGCTCGTATTTCAGAGCTACAGAAGATGCTTGAACTTGGTGGCAAATCTACTGTTGAATATCGTAATCTACGTTGGAAGATTCTTGCTACAAATGCTGGACAAGAAACTTTACAAAACGCTGGTGCGGAACTTGCTATTATTGGTACAATGAATCAGCATGCTTATATGGAAGATTACTTAAAAGATCCAATTAAGAACATTGCTATTGGACTTACTATTGGAGGAGTTATTGGATCTGGTCTAGGGCAGATTGCTATTCGTAAGACTCTTGCAGAATCCCTTGGATCTACTGCCACAGAAGCACTTGGCAAAGTTCAATCAAAGTTAGTAGATATTCCTCTTGGTATTAGTGATGTAGATAAAGTACAACGCTTTAGTGTTAATGCTCAAATCCTCCACGGTATTGCTGAAGATACAACTCAAACTCCATTAACAAGAGATATTGCTATAGATTTTGCTAGAATGTGGGAAGGTAGAGCTGGACAACTTGAGCAGACTTCTGTATTTGGAACTGCTTTAAAAGGGTTAAAAGATATTGAAGCTAAAAAACAAGCTCGTGAAATTATGCTTTCAGATGCTGCTTATGGAGCTAATCGTGTTGAACTTACTACATTTGATGATCGTGAGTTTATGTTACGTAAGAGACCTGGAAAAGAATTCTTTACAGATGAAGCTGAGAAAGTTGCTGGTATTAAATTTGATAGGCTTGCCGAATATTCAAGAGAAACTAGAGCTTCTTTAATATCATCTTCTGGATTAGAAAGACTTAAACCAGATTGGGAAGAATTAATGAAAAATGTTTATAAGATTAGTTATTCACCTTTTCATAAAGCTTGGATTCCTGTATCACAAATAGCAAATTACAGTCGTGCTGTAGATACTGGGGCTACTCAATGGGAGAAGATCCCTGCTATCTTGAGACCAAATCCAGATGCTTTTGCTGAATTTGCAACAAGAGAAGTTCCAACAGCTAAAGCTGATAAATACTGGATCAATACTCTTGGTTCGGTGGACAATGCTGCTTTAGAATATAAAGTCTTTATTGCAAATGGTGATCTAGGAGTACAAAATGCTTGGCTTTCTAGAATTGCTATTCTTACAGAAGATAACAAATTCTTGCCAGCAATTTATCTTGTGCCTGATGTAACTGGTGAAGTTACTATTGGACAGATAAAGAAGCAGGGACGTCTAGTATCTATTTCTGAGTTGGAGGAACACCTAGCATCAAAGAAGACTCAGCTTGTTAAAGAGATGGTCACGCAAGGCTCTTCTATTCAAGAAATAGGTATTCGTCTAAATGTTTCTTCTTCTGCTATTGAAAGAATGCTTATGACTGGAGAAGCTCTTGCTCAACAAGATGGTTGGAGACTATATACTTCTGCACGTAGTATTGAAGAAAACTATCTTTCTCAGAAAGGACGTATGCTTGATTTCACTACAAATGGTAAGCGTGTAGCTTCTCTTTACAACCGCAATGCTGATATGTCTGCACGTTTGGATTCTAAATTCATTCGTGAACAGAACCTAGGTATCATGGTAGATATCATTGCTGGATCTAAGAGTGCTATTATTAAACAGCTTTATGAAGTTTTGGATGCTGATCGTAGAACTTGGGATATCTTTGATGAACAGCTTGCTAATATTGTTAATGAGAAAGCTGGTAGTTTCTTCTTTACTTCAGCAGACTTTGCTTCTCGTCGTATGGGAGATATTGGGCATATTGCTTCTGTAAAAGGACAAGAACTATTTGGTGTATTTAACAACGTATCTCAACGTGAATTAACTCCTCTTGCAACAAAGACGAGAGAAATACTTACTACACAAGCTGGTTTAAATGAGTTTAATGAAACAATCAATATTCTTACAAGTACGTCTGGTTATCGTAATATTGATGAAGTTACTGGACAACTATATCGTTTAGTAGAACAAGAGCCTGGAACATTTGTTCGTTCACCTATTTACAAACCTAATGGAGGCTTGCTTAAGCCTTCTGATGCTGTTTTATCTTGGATAAAAGAGATGAAGCGTGTTGGTGGAGAACTATTCCAGTTTAAGAATACTGTAAACAAGATTCAAGGTTTCAAGGAATTGAATGATATTGGTTTGTGGATACCTACTTTTAATCCAGCTAATAAGTTTATCTCTTACGTTATAGACAATCAAGCTGCTGAAGGAGCTTCTCGTGTTAAGCTTCTTGCAGGCAAGAGCCCAGAAGAATTAGCTTCTCTTGAAAGAAATTGGAAATCTCAATCTGGCAATGATGCTCGCTACTCTTTAGTAACTAAAGCTGAACAAGAAGATTATAATTTCTGGCAGATGAGGCAAGACCCAATTGAGATGGACTTTGCTGATATTACTAAGTTTCACTCAGGAGCTTCTGGTCTTGCTATTACTCCTATGGACGATACTTTTGCTACTACTGTCATTGAGAATTTACATAACAGAATTATCCACTATGGAAGAAAACTTCAGGAGATGTATCTTTCTGATATTATGACACAGCTGGATGATATGTCTGCTTTGAATCAAAAGTATATTGGTAATCAACCTATTCTTGCTGGTAAGATTGGGCTTGCTCAACGTGAAGACGCTGCTCGTGCAATTAAGAATGTACTTCTTGGCAATTCTCAACTTGGTAATTACAGTACATGGAAGACTATCAACAATGGCTTCACAAGTATGGTAGAGTGGGGTTCTAGAAAGACTCAAGAACTGTATAAGGGATTACTTTCTAAAGAAGTAGGCGAAAGAGATTTTGTTAAGATGCAAAAAGAACTAGGCAACATGGGAATTGCTTCCCCTTTTGGTAATTTTAATGAATTTCAACTAGCTAATGCTGAACGTATTGAAGCGGCTAAAAGAATAAGTATTGTCCCTGCTGATATGAAAGGAGATATTCGTGTATTTGCTCCTGGAAAACCTTTTGATCTTCTTAAAGATGGAAAAGTAGTAGGACGTGCTTATGTTGAGCAGGTTGGTACTGATCTAAAGATACATGACATTGCAGCTACTGGAGGTAAAGGAGCTTTTGGATTAAAAACACTACAAGAATTTGGTACATCTCTAAAAGAACTATTTCCTGGGATAGAAACAGTTTCTGGACTTCGTGTTACAGGAATGAGAGAAGCTAAGTTTATGAAATCTATTGAAGAAATAAAAGACTTAGTAAATAAAAAGATAATTACACAAGAAGAAGCTGATATCCGAATAGAGAAATTTACAACTACAGCACCTCTTTCTTTTGTGGATTTTAGTGTTGTAGAAAGAAGGAAAGAAGCTGCTCGAATGGATAGTCTTCTTGTAGGAGCGCTTGCTCGTAAGAACAATATATCTTCAGCCTCAGCTGAACAAATTATTGCTACTGGTAATTCTGTGTTGGCTACTCTTGCTCTTCGTGTTCTTGAGACAGGTCATGCTTTTGTAACAGCAGTTTCATGGCCTATTATGACACTTCCTGAACTCTTAACCAAGATGCCTAAGACATTCATGGGGAATGCTGCAACAGGAGAAGCTATTGAAGCTATGTTTCCTGCTCGGGCTATTTATGATGGGATTCGTTGGAGACATTCTGATGCAGCTAAGCCTCATATTGAACGCTGGATCAAAGAAGGATTTGGTAAGCCTATTGTATCAGAAGCTACAGATTTGAATCAGATGCTTTCTTCTGGAGCACAAGGTATTGTTGGTAAAATCAATAAGATTGTTAACTCAGATTTTATTAAAACACTTTCTACTCCATCTGACTTTGCTGAGAAAGAAACTCGCTTGTGGTCTCTTTCAGTTGGTTATCAAATAGCGCGTCGCTTGTATCCTGGGATTTCTGATGAAGGAGCAGACTTGTTTGCTAAACAATTCTTAACTAAGACTGTAGGTAATTACTATGCAGCTCAACGTCCAGCTATGTTTCAGGGTACCTTTGGTGTAGCTATTGGGCTCTTCCAGACTTACATGCTTTCTTGGGCACAGCAAATGTATCGTGGAATTGAAGATCGTCAGTTTAAGGCTCTTGCTTCACAGATGTTATCACAAGCTGGATTATTCGGTATGTCTTCTCTCCCCATGTATGATATGTTTTCTAAGACTATTGGTGAGCACTTCTCCGATAAGCATTATGATCTATCCACAGGAACTTATCGTGCACTTCCAGATCAAGCAGCTGAGTTTCTTATCTACGGTTTACCAGCCTCATTAGGAGTTGGAGTCTATACTCGTGGAGATTTACAGCCTCGCCTTCCATTTGTAGGACAGCAGAATCCACTTGATACTATTGCGGCTATTAATGCTTCTCGTCAATTTATTGGTGCAACAGGTCATTCTTTATCTAAGGTTTACGAAGCTAATGGATTAGGCGATAGGTTTCGTGGATTACTTGAAGGAATAAGTATGCAAAGTCTATCTCGTCCACTTGCTCGTATTGTTGAGACAGTGCCTTTACCAGATGGTAAAGGAGGATTTCGTGCTGTAGGAGCTATCTCTCGTGAGGGAAATACTATTGCTACTTCAGAAGAAATATGGAGTGGCCCAGGTTTAATGTCACGCTTACTCACTTCTAGAGCTGCAGAAGAACAAGTGAAGAGAGAAGTGGATTACCTCAATAGCTTTTATGGTGCTGTAGATTACAAGAATAGAAAGAAAGCAACTGAAGCTCTCAAGTCTTCTATTCGTAGTGGCACACTGGATGATGCAACTCTGGAAAACACTTCGAGAGAATACTTGAGGACTGGAACATCTACTGGATGGACAGCTGCACTGAACGAAGCTCTTGCTACCTCCGAAGGAGGAATAGACTACAAACTTGGCAAGAGACTTCGTTCAGGCTCACCGCTACAACTGATGATTCAAGAGAATTACTAATTCATAAGGAGATAACTTATGCCAAAAGGTAAACGTAAAAGTCCTGTGCCGCGGATGAGACGTAAGCGGTACTAGCTTCACTGACTAAGACTTAGAAGCTTCTCCTCTTTAACAGGTACAAGGTGTCAGGCTTTACGCTCGGCATCTTGTACCTGTTTTTTTAAGTCCCGAATACGTTTGATGTCTGCGTTTGTCTTAGCATCAAATACAATTTCTTTTAGTCCAAATATCTCACAGTAAGTCTTGTTAAGAATATCTGGGTTAAGTAGCATTTGTTGATATCCAATAGTTTCAACAATGTTACCAAGTATCCAGAATTCAAATCTGTTGAACATATCATTAGCACGTAATCCTGAGAATTGTGCATCAGATAACTGTGTTATTGTGCGTGGATCAAATTGATTTACTTTTGGTTGTAGTAATCCAGGAGCTGTTATACCTGTAGAAGTAGCTTTACTTTTAGGAAGTGTTCTTACAAGATGTTGAATAACTCTATCTAAGATAGTTTTTGTAGTCGTATTTCGACCCATTGGGTAACTTACCTCCTTCTTCCAGTTCAGCATAAATTTGATCAAGACGATACGCTTGCTTTTTAGAAAGTTTAAGATTCTTTTTATTTTGCCAGTCTTTAATACTTGATATGAAATTGAAGTCCCATGTGCCCATCCATTCTTCAGATTCATCAGCAAAGAATCTATCTAGGGCTTCAGTTTTAGCAAGATTGATTTCGTCTGGTGTATGTAGTGTCTTATCTTCTGAATTTACTTCTTGCATGACGAGCTTTCTTAGATCTCTCCAATGTTTTAAGTGCTTTATCTCGTGCATCTAAAGCAAGAGTATGAGCTAATCTTATTGTCTTATTTTCATCTCTTAATTGTATTGCATCTTGGAATCCTTGTCTCCATTGTGGAAGAACTGATAGAATAAGATTAGCTTGAACAGCTTGATCCATAGCATCTGAAAGAGCATTGTGCATTGTCATTACACGAAAGTCTGCTTGTTTATCAAACTCAGGAGCAGTTTCTTTGATTACTCTACGAATAGAAGCAAAGCAATTCCAATGTCTAAAATTATCTTTTTGTAGTTGTATTGGACGTTCAATTCCAAGATGATCAAATGCTTCACAAAGAATTGGAATATCAAAGAGAGATGGTTTTGACCAAATATCTTTAATGCCAGCTTTCCACAGTTGGTTCCAAGCATCTGCAGTTTGAGCAAGAGCAGATTGTAAACTTTTTCTTTTATATATAGGAAGCCCAGTTTGTTCATATTCCCACCAGTCGAGTGTGCTCTTTGATATATGTCTTTGATGTGCAAGATTATCGTAGAGTGAAATGGTGTGATGTACGCCAGTTCTTCCAATAT